CGAACTTAAATGGCACAAAGACTACGTAGAGAAGCTCAAGGAAGATTTCGCAGAAACTGAAGGAATACCCGGCGTGATTAGTATTGCCTCAGTTCCTCGAAGACTTCATGCAGGTCACTGAAGATACGCAGCTGACCAGTCTTGAATACCCTATTGAGTTGAACCAGGCCAACATGCACACTGACTCCACCAGCTTCCCAAGTAGCATGCTTATCTAATAGATCAAAGCCTTCCTCTATGTAGACATCACGTTTCGCTTTACCATTCTCCCGAGTCTGCAGTCCATCTTGTGGCCATGCTACCGGCACACCTTCTGACCATGACTTGACCGCTCGCCATGCATCATGGGGAAGTAGCTTACTGCGCTTGAATGCATGAGTGACGTAGGTGATATCATTCTCTTCATCGATAGCCAGCTGAATCATTGACCACGGATGGTCCCATCCAAAGTCCATGCCGTTAATGATCTTGTAGTGTGTCGGAGTCTCGAACGGATCGCACTTAACGAGATCCTCATCGATCTCAAAGATCAGGCCAGCGCCCATCAATGGAACGCCACGACTGCGCATAGCTTTCTGATAGGTAGGATAGTTGGCCAGTGCAATGACCTTCTTCTCTTCAGTCATGTGCTCTGCGTCATCCCAGGTTGCGGTCATCATATCTTGGCTGGGCAGATCATTGTCCATGAATTGAGCGACAAGCTCTGTCTTACCGTTCTCTGGTGTGAAGGTCAGGATTCCTCTACCACCTCTGCCTCTATCACCGTTGATAGTTCGGGTGACTACTTGCGGATAGATCTCGTGATCCTCTGGCTCTTCGTCTATGTGATACCAATCAACCACGTCACCCATCAGTGCGTGCTGACCCTGGCTATAGCTCCAAAACTGGCAGCGAGAAATCCCATTGACATGCTGCACCTTGACCTCACGCATGGCTCTGGACGTTCCACCCATGCTGATCTTATCGAGTATCTTCTCTTTGGGGATGTAACCGCCTTGGAATTCATGGTCAATGATTTCACCAAAAAGTCTTTTCTGAAGTAGGTCTCTTGTCTTCTCACCCGAGTAACCGAGTAACCAGCACAAAGGTGGAGTATCAAATTTGTGCCCTTCCCAGTCTTCTGGATATTCACCCGTAAGGTGATAAGCATCCATAACGCAACCAGTGCGAGACTTGCCCACCTGATTGGCTGCCATCAAGAGTGTGGCGTGGTTTGTTTTGGTGAGTGCGTTGAATTGGTGTTGCCAGCTATACAGTGACTGGTAGATGAGGGTAAGCCTGTTCTTGCGATTCCATTCAAGCTTGGCCTCTTGGAGTTTAGCCTTTTCAATCTTGAGTGCTACGCTGGATTGCAAGCTCGTTCTCCTGTATGCGCCTATTCAGTTCTTCCAAAGAGAGGTCGGTTAAAGCTGCCAGCGCTGTTATTGTTTGCTCTATCCTTTCACCATATTTCTTAGGCTGCATCCTTGCCGATATCCATTTACGGGTTTCAATTCTCAGCCTTGCTCTTTGGATATTCTCTGGATTAAGTTGGTCTGACTTGCCTTCCTCCTCTGTAAACTTTTCCATCCAGTCATTATGGGAATCATCAGCAATATCAAGCATTTCATCAACTAATGCGTCTGCGCTCTCTCGCTTCGCGCGCGTGTACTGGTCGCAGAACTCCTGTTTAGTTCTAAGCCATCTAAACACAGTTGACTTATCCGGCATCAAATCAGAAAGGCATACTCTTCTGAGTGATTGGCCCTCTGATAACCTTTCACATATCTCATCAGCGAGCTGTTCAGTGTATATCGTAGGACTCCCTACATTGTTCTTTGCCTGATCATCGTCAGACATTACTCAAAATCCTCAACAACCCTGATCTTATGCAGTTGATAGCATCCAATCACACCACTATTTATATCGAGTACTATCGCAATGTACATTGGCTGACCTGGATTGAAATTTCGTTTTAACTCTAAAATATAACCACTATTGTCTTGGTCTTCTACTCCAAACTTTACCTTCAGTTTCCCTGGTGGCACTTCAAGCATTACTCTGCTTCCTCTGAATATTCGGTATCCACATTAATCATTCTCATCAACAAGCCTCCAGCTCAATCTCACTAAGCTTTTCTTCATACTTCTCGATATATTCTCTAAGAGTTATGCCATGGTAAAAATAAAACGCCCCTTCTCTTTTTGGAGCAATACTAATCACGCCGGGTATTCCTTCAGTTTCTGCGAAATCTTCCTTGAGCTTCTCTACGTAGTCTTTGTGCCATTTAAGTTCGGCGTCTTTCATATGATTACCCTTCTTCCTTTGAATAGTCGCCTTGCACATTCATCAGATACAATTCATTGATAGGTATCTCGGTGATTTTGAGTGTTTTAACATCACAAAAAATAGCATATGTTCTGTCGTCTTCTCCTCGTGTCACGTACCCATCAATATACCCATACTCTCCGGTACACTTTGCTACAGTCTTCCCTTCAGGTATCTCTAGTATGTGACCTGATGGCCTGTATCTGAGTCTTTTCATCTTAAAAAGAAGTCCTGACTGGGTACCATCTTACAGTGATGTCAGTCGTTCCATCCGGTGTTAATGCCGTAAAGGTTAATCTACTGGCCTGTACATTGAATGCAATACCAGTAGCGTTAATCTCAGGATTAGGGATAGGGTTATCAGTAGGGCCAGCTCCCACTGTGAGAGCAGGAAACGCCAAAATAGCAGTATTAGTTGCTATCTCAGATAGAACTGGATCTCTCGTAGTGGATATCCGTAAAGTTGCGGTCCCAGGAGTACCAGATACCTCTAGAATACCGGGCATCCCTACCAGGTTCACCGCTGGGGTAGCCATTGTGAGTGTGATTTCTTGGAAATCTTTAGACATGAATTACTCCGTAAGTTGCCTTACCTCAAATTGATGTTCACGCTCATAAATGTTCGCCACACGTAGGTTAACCTTTGCTTCTGGCTTATTGTCAAAAGTCATGAACTGGCCTTTAAGAATCCACCATTCGCTGTCTGTTAAGTCCCATATGGCGTACTTAGCGTTAGTAGAACCCTTATTTAAACATTCTATACTCAGATATTCCGGGTTTCTATACACTTGAGTTAGATAATATTTAACAAGATCTCTTGACTTAAATTCCCTAAAACCGCTTTCAGACTGTCCATGTGTAACATATGAATTATACCGTGAATCTTTTATAAGACATATCTCATCACCAAAACTAGACGCACTAAACAGCACCAAACAAACAGCCAAAATATTCTTAATCATGTATTTTCCTTGTTAATATCGGATTCTCTTATACCCCATTATACCATGGAACCATCTTCATCTTTCTCAATCGCCTCTTTGCCATCCGATATGATGTTCTTTAAGGCTTCCTTTAGTTCGTCTAAGCGACCCTTGAGCACGTCGCTGCAGCTATGACGGCCATCTTCTCCGCTCTTAAACTCGTACCCGCAATTGTTGCACTTCATGTGATACCCTCTGGTTTTTCGTCAGAGTATATCTGTTTATTCCTCGAAATCTGTTATCTCTTTTGACCAGCTTGTAATTCCTTCTTTGATAGTTACTTGACGCGTTCCTATGACTTCATGACCCAATCTTTTCAAATCAAAAACAGTTCCTTCAGCTTCTGACTCTGACATCTTGGCACTGATCTTTATCTCACCGTTCGATTTATGCCAATAAGCGATAACATAAACGTCTACTTCCTCGTTCGCGTTTTCAAGGATGACGTTGCCACCGTCACCAATACCCTTCCAGTCAACGGTATAGAGAGTTTCTGTGCCCTCAACATCACACAAAACTACAATGTGTTCAGTCTCTTTTCTGTCATGGCAAATGATACGACCATCAAACCGATTATCAGGAAAATGCTCACCGTCATGCAACAATACCCTGCACTTTAAATCTTGTAGGATTGCTTTATCTAAGCTAAAAGTCATTATCTGTCTCCGGGTTATCTAATCCAAGTTCAATCCTTCGATCCTTATCTATCTGCATCTGCTGCATTTGGATCTGCTGTTTCATCAACAGTATCTTCTGTCGCATGAATTCATTGTTTAATCTTGACTGTCTGCCTCGCTGAACTGCACCGGCTATATCCGCTATGTGAGGGTTGGCGATGCTCTCCGCTAGACCGGGTAGCATGGTTATGGGCTCGTTATATTGTGCATGGCTATTGATTGATATGAGTAAAATAGCGGCAGTAAATAGTTTTTTCATTGGTTTATCTCCATCAATGGTCAGGCTTGTAGAATTTGCGTATGGCTTTTCTAATGGCTGTTTTATTGACTTTTCCTGGATATACTTTTCCTGTTTGAGCCTCGTACTTCTGGAGCATCTTGAACAGTGGCCTCTTTTTGTTCGCTTCGTACTTCGCTTCTAAGTCTTCCATTGATATAGCTCGCTGTTTTAATGATTAGGCTAATGATGAGTAAAATAATGTAAATCGTGCCGACGACCTTCATCCATTCCGCTATGCTCATCACCCATATGCCATGAGTGGTTAAAAAGTCGCCATATACTGGGGTCGGGGTGACTACACCGCCAGCTGCTCCGGTTCCGATGAAATAGTGAAGCTTACTGGTCATCTTCGGACTCTCGCTCTTCCCTTTTTCGACTTAGGTACTCGATAGCTTTAAATGTTGCTATCACGAACTGTAAGGCTAGTACCGATAGAACCAAATATCCGTTTAATTCTTTTAAAAACTCCACCCCATGGTGCTCCAATAAATAATATTATGGCTTCCAATCCATCCAAAACATTTAGAATCAAAGGGTAATTGACGTACATGAAATTAGTGCTGAAATTACCCCCTAAATAATAAAAACATGTAATGAAATTAACAATGATGTGTCCCATTTCTAGCACACATACAGCAAAAATGACCTTGCTTCTATCGATGGTCAACAGAAGCATAACTATCAGTAATGACCACAGTCCATGCACAGCATAAAACCATTCATTATCGGGGCCAGTTACTAGCTCACCTAAAAAGTAGACAAGCACGAAAACGGTCATTACTGATAGGTATCGCATATTATTCTTTACTTGCGGGGGCTTCCCCTTTTACTTGCGGTGCTTCTGTCGCTTTTGCTTCCGCTGTCTCGTTTTTTGCGCGTCCCTGTTCTTGTCGCTGGTTTGCTAGAGGCTCGCTTTTTTTTTCGCGCTTAGGTTGGTTTCTTGCACCGCTTCCCATGATTACTTCCTATCTAGTTGATTAAAAGAGGTTATTTTACCACAAATTGATTTTGTTTACAGTCATCGCGCTATCTGAGAGACCAGATCATCAATACTCTGCTCAAATTTACCCTTTGCTGCCTGCTTGTCGGAATAAACGGCTAGAAATCCCTTTGTCCTATTTAGGTAGCTGTCTTTCATTTCCTTCGTGATCCTGTCATCACCTGTAAAATTAATACTTTCTTCGAGCAGAAGCTTTGCACAATTAAAGGTGTATTCCATATCAGCGATAAAAATATCACGATCAATAAGACGTGTTAGTGCATGTTGGCGTATACTTTCTGCCTCGTTGAGTTGCCTCTGTAGGTTCTCTATTTTTAATTCTTCCCAGTTCATGATCTCTACTCCTGTATGTTAGAAAGGTGGATCTCCATAAAATGCTTTTTGTTCCGGTGCAGGTAATGCAGTAAAGTTTTTAATTTCGTCTTCAACTTCTTCTAACGTTTTAAGTGCTTCGTTTCTTTTAAATTCAAGTTTTTTTAGAATCTTTTCTGAAACATCTATTTTTGGTGGAAGAACTACTGTGATAGTTTGAGTGTGTATAGTGGTATATCCATGTTCAGACATATCGAAACTATATACTGAAATAGCATTAGAAATTATTTCTTCTTTATTTTTAATATTTTCGTCGTGAACACAAACATATATTTTTTTCGTTATCTCTTTAGGGAAAGTTGCCATTGTTTTTGTTCTCGCTGTGAATGTGGTTACATTTTATTTAAATTAATCTGTTTTAATTTCAAAGAAGTTTTCTCCTTTTGGGGTGTTGTTAGCATAGTAAGGTTGACCCCATTCTCTAATGTCACTATCAATGCACCCAAATCTATACCAATGTTTATATATTGTACGTGGTGCTACTTCTTCAATAACTCTACCGGCCCACGATGAATCTGCTTCAAATCCCTTGTCGATTGTTTCTTGTATCCATTTATGATCTGTATACCGCTTAAAGAATTCTAAAACTTGATTTCTTACTTTTAATATATTTTCTCGTTCATGTTGAATATATCCCATCCCATTTGCATAGGAACAATCATTATCAGTAAATCTCTCTGGTAATTGCTGCATTATCGAATAAATTTCCTGGCAGTTAGCCTCATGCTGTAAACACTCTCTTTTAATAATGAATTCTTCACCATCTTCTGACTTATATTTTGCTATTTCTTTCATGATTGTTTTACCTTAAAAAGTTCTCGCTGTGAATGTGATTTCATCTTACTACTGGGATGATTACTTGTAAACAACTTTAGTAAACAATTAATTGGTAATATGTGGGAACTTCTTTTCTATTCCTGCGAGCCTGGCAATGGCTAGTCTGTTTCGTCTTCGATCTATTAAGCTAATAGGCTTTTTGTTATCTAGATCGCATTGGTGCAGGATAGTGACAACAGTCTCTAGATCATGACTGGTGCGTATCTCTTGAGGGATGTAATTTGATTCTAGTTTTTTTCCACCGAACAACTCATCTAGGTTCAAGCCCAGTGTTCGGTATACTTCCAGTCCATTCGCACCACAGCCAAAGCAATAGATCATTACGTTTCCATTGCTGGCTATGCTTATATTCAGTGAAGGAGTCTTCTCATCATGGCAAGGGCATAGCGCTACCCACTTGTCAGTGCCCGTTGATCTAACTCTGTCGAGTGCTGCTAGTATTTGCATTTAACCCACCTTTTTTCTGTGTGCATAGGCTATGGATCGGTGTTTCAACCAACCACCCACAAGTCCACTTATGTCATCAACATGGTATGAGTTTATTTTGTTGGGCCATACGCCATATTTCTCCCTATACTGGTTTGCTGCCCATCCCCTTTTGTAGCCTTTCTTTCTGGCATGACAGAGAAGTTCAGATAAAAACTGCTCCTTGCTTTCTTTGGAATCCTTTTTATTCGCTGTCTTCCCGGTTAACTCAACGAGGATAGCCCCGTCATCTTCTATCACATCCTGAACGGGCAACTCGTACCCGCAAGCATGGCACGCAGGCAGCACCATTTCTTGTCTGCAGTCCGGACATTGCTGTGTCTTTATATTCTTTTCTTTTAGATTGGTACTGTCTCTTTCATTGTGCGCTTTATCGCCCATATCCAAATGAGTAGGAACAATATTCTGTGCAGGACCGAACCGACTGAAGTTGTCTGCATGGTCAAGATAGATAGCGTATTCCTTGCCTTCAAAAGTACGACGCAGCCGGCCGTCTCTCTGAACCCAACTAGCAACCGACTTAATCGGGAAGCAATCTATAATGCATCGCACTTTGGGTGCGTCATAACCAGTATTCAGTAGTCTAGAGCAAGACAGTATCTTGAACTCTCCGCGGTCATGAGCCTCAAACAGTGCCTTCCTCTCGTCCGACTCATGCCAACAATCGATGTGTTCAGCGGTGATACCCGACTCATTCAAGCGCTTAACCAGGGCCTTTGACATATTCTGAGTGGGTGAGAAAGCAATCGTCTGAAAATTCTCGCCATATTCTAGCCAGTTGCGTTCAATGTCCCCAACCAATCTATCGGCGTCCGCGTCTGTCTCCCTGGCCAGATCCTTTGGATTGAATGTGTTTGCGTCAATAGAGCGCACAGCATTAAGGTTTACGTGTTCTCCGCCATAGTAGCGAACGGGGCACAGGTAATCTCTCTGTAACAGCTCCTTTGCAGTGATAGGAACGATCAAGTTATTGTACTTTTTGCCCAGCCCTTTGCTGTAAGGCGCGGCATCCAGGCCAATAATGGGTATATTGTTGTAAGTCTCCATGACTTTATCTATGATTTTATACTGAGTATTGCACTCATCCACAATTGCCAGATCGAACTCGGGAAGTTTTCGCCCATGCTTATTAATCATCGCCGCCAGAGTCTGAATGGATACTATTTGTACAGTAGCAGCCTGATTTGTCAGTGGGTGGTCTGCCTGCCTTACTCCAAAATCGATATCCATCTGCCTGAATTTGTCGATAGACTGCTCAATAAGCTGCACCCTGTCACATAAGAACCAGGCCTTCTTACCCTTCTCTTGCGCGCTCTTACAGATGGCTCCGGCAAGAATGGTCTTACCAAAACTTGTAGGAGCTGCCACGATTGGGCGCTTCAATCCCCGCCTGATTGATTCCTTCACCTGGTCGAATGCTACTTGCTGATAGTCTCTTAACTGCATTGGATTTCATGCGCTCCCATAACGAAATGATATAAAGACTTCCTCTTCATCTGACCAAGAAAACCCCAATTTCTCTAATTCTTTCGTATCATCATCACTCACCTGATCTTGTTCTATATCCATTATCGCCAAGACGTCATGCGAGCAATTGGTAGGATATGTAACGTTTTCATATTTTAAGAATATTTGTAATGCCTTTATTAGATCTTCCATATTTACTTATCCTCATTAGATATCTCTTAACTGCATTGGGTTAACCCTGGAAATTCTATTTCACTTTTATGTCCGCACACAGCACATTCCACTTTTTTATGTTCATCATCAAACAGCTCGCCGGAAGTGAAGTTAATGTCATGGCATCTTGGACAAAACCAAGATAATTCATGAACTTTTGCCTGCACGTATTGCTTTGTCATTAGTCTTCTCCTGTTAATAATTGATCATTATTTGTACTGTACTTTATTTAAACAATACATTTCCTTCATCCACCCAAACCCCACTATCCACACCTTGGTAACCTCCAACAGGTCTTAGGCTTTACTGAATAGCTCATCCACACCTCTCTCGCGAGACCTTCACCAGCTACAGTTCCTTTCAGAGTGCCGCCAATAAGTGAAAGCAGGTCGACATAAGCCGCCATATTTGTGGCCAGGTTAACAGGGGTCGGTTAGAGCCTGGACTTTGGGTCGCTACATTTAAACGAGACAAGGAGGTATTGAAGAGAGTGATTGGGCAGGATTCGAACCTACGAACATCTCCGGCTACATTGGTCTGCTTGGAGATCAACCCAAGCTATCGCCGCGTCCAGGACAGCTTTATCCGCTAAGCTACCAATCAGCCAGATCGATCAATCCGGCTCTTTACTCTCATCAATACAGCCTCACCCCATTAAGGGACAGCACTGCATCAGAGACCTATGCAGGGAGTAGTGGAATCAAATAAAGGGTAGTGATAAGATACGTTTGCCGGTGGCGATTAGATCTTTTCACTTGGTTTAATCTGATTGCCAATGTCACCCGGCACGAACAAATACTAAGCCTCCTTTGATTCTCAGTCAAGGGGGCTTTTTATTGTTTACATTTCAATATTGTTTAAGGCCGTTACTTTAATCGTCACTGAGTCAGGACAAATATCCACAAAATTATCCCTAATGATTTGCTTTGCTACCTCGTCTATGTGTTGTTTATTCAGGTCAATCGAGTTAATTCCATAAGAAAACTTGTCTATTCCTAATTCTTCGCTGTAAAAATCAAAGGCTAAAAAATACTGTTTCATAATCATTCCTCAATAAGCTCAAGATCAGCGGGTTTATAGCCAAATACCAAATAGGGCTCACTATATACTGTGCCTACGGTTTTATTCTCGGCTGGGTCAATACTCACCTTCAATGTCCCATCTTCGAAATAGGAGTATATTTGGGCCTTCTGCTGAGTCTTTTTAATGAGCACTGCTGAGTCCGGCGGGAACTGACAAATCAATTCTCGTATGATCTTGGGTTTAGTTTTATACCAGTGTGATTCTTTGATTTCTTCTAATGTTTCCATATATCACCTTATAGTAAGCCGCTAAGTGGAATCATAATGAAAGTTTTGGTAGAATAATCACATGCCGGTCGGTATTGGATTTTTCACTTTGGTTTCATCTGATACCGTATTCGGACGGCATAGTTAAATATTACGCCTCATTGTTTTTCAATGCAATGGGGCGTTTTACATTAAGCAGAGGAGCACATGGCAAAACTATTATTCTTGTTACTTTTCCCTATCGCTGCAATGTCTCAAACGGACGGGTTCCATAACAATCCAACTACGAATTATTGCACAGGTTACATATTGTTAGACCTTGTTGATCTTGACACTCCTAGTGGACAACTAACGGTACTCCTAGGCAGTCCACTAACTGGACCCAGTAACGTCAACGGTCTGGCTTTTCGCGCTGAATGGTCTGTCTATCCCCTTCAGGAGTATTTCCCATCAGAGACCACACCAACACCGGACATCCCAGAAGGCATACCTTGTGAGATATATTATTGCAGCATCCTTCAGCTTAAAATTCAGTGTGGTAATAATGCTGACACCGTAAGCCCATCCCGTATTACATTAAGGAATATTAACTTATGAAAAAGCTACTACTCTCCCTAATTTTTCTCTCATCGTGCGCCACAATGCAAACGGACGCCTCCTATCCGCAATCATTCACCACCCCTTATTACATTGGTGGCAGCTACTATAAAACCTGTAAGGCAGCCAGTCTTGGCATTAGCGCAGGAGATAACATGGTGATAGGAAGCTTAACAGCCGTATGCGATGAAGGCAGC